AAAGAATGGCATCCGCACGTGGGTCCTTATCGAACCGGTACAGATGCCACACCAACTGATTATGCAGGTTCAGCAGATTCTCTTCGTCTGCCTCGGTATTGAGCAAGCCTAACTCTACGGCCGCGCTTTCCAGGCGGTCATAGTTGTAAAATTCTGCGTAGGGTATCATGCCTTATACTTACGACCTGTGATTTCCTCGTATTCTTCCTCGGTAATCTTGTCCTTCTTGACAGCGTTCTTTACCATAACCAGGTTCCATCTCTTTGTGTCGTAATAGTCCTTGACTTTGTAGAACCAGTCGCTGTGCTGCACTTCTTCCTGGATCGTCTCCTCTGCAGATGTGTCTACTGCTTCTGTTACTTCTTTAGCCTTTGTCATATTACTCTTCCTCACTTTCTTCGGTGCTGGTTGCTGAGTCTCCTGCTTCCGGGAACTCAATGTCTGCCATCATTGCCAGGTAATCAATCTTGGCATTCTGATCGGCCAGCTCAGCCTTCATGTTCTCGTCAGCTCTCATTTTGGCGACATCGCCGCCGTTCTTCTTTACTTCCATTTGGCTACCTCCATAATGATTTATAATATTTATCCATGCGCTGCAGGAGCTTAAAACTATTGCCCTTGCTGGCATGGTTTCTCCAAGCGTAATAACACTCGTCTACCTTAGCCTTCGTGAGTTCGCCTCTTTTGGCTTTTCTCACCAGCCTTCGTAATATCCGACGTCTTTCTTTGACGTTCTTCGGATCGATTATCATAATAACCTTCCCGGTATCTGTTAGCCGGTACTTGAATCCTAAAAATGTGAAACCGTCTGTAATGCAAAATACCTTCGTTTTCTTCGGGTTGAACTCTAACCCTTTCTCAGCCAATATCTCGCCGATCACCTTTCTGCAGTATTCCAGGTATTCCCTGGAAGGGTGGAACGCAAGCGAATCGTCCATATATCTTCCGAACTCGTCCACATCCAATTCTTCCTTGATTTTGTGGTCGTGATCGTCCAATGCCGATATGCCAACAATCTGAACCATCTGACTTCCTGGGTTATACCCAACATCTCCGGCGTACTGTCCGTCGAGTACATCAATGGCTCGTTTTGCTATTTCCGGTTCCAACTTTCTTTCCAACATTGCGTTGGTTAAGTCGTGCCGCATATTCGGATAATACCCATGCACATCTATCTGCAGACCGTAAAATTCTGTACCGTACTTCCGGTACATCCTCTGCAGAAATAGTTTCATCCTGTCTCTCGCATCATCGGTACCCTTGCCACGCTGGCAGGCCCAATTATCACGAATGAACGAATTTGTCATTATTGGGTACAGTGCGTTGTCATTCAAACTTCTCTGATAAACGCGGTCTCTGAAACATACACTGATGATTTCTCTTTTCTTCGGCCTGGTTATCGTGAATTTTGCTATCTGCCTTGCCTTGTAGGTTCCATTTTCCAACTGCTCATTGAGCTTGTATGTTTCCTCCAAGCTGTTCAATACATAATGTGCAACGGACTCTTTCCAAATAACTCCTTTCTTGCACTTGTGCATCGAATCATATAAGGCTTCAAAGCCGATTACTTCTTCTATATCCATAAAACTTATAGATAGGTCCATAGCGTTGACAGCGGGTAACAGTCGTTCTCCGGCTGACCGCATCGCTACAGTGTTGTTCGCCTTACGGCCGGATGCAGGCTCCTTGTGTTTGATTGGTTGGAGCGCCATTCTTACGGAATAGCCTTTATGTCCTTAATACCACACAATCCGGGGCGCAGCGATTGGCCCAGTTCGCGTTGTTGTTGTTGACGTTGCCGCTAGAGTTCACGTACCACGTATTGTACGAATTGCCACGATTAGCCGAGCGCAAGCGGACGTTCTGCGTTTAGCCTACATCCGTATAATAAAAACTACTCCGCAATTTGGGAGTAGCGTTTACTATCACTTTCATTCCAACTGCGGATCATGCCTCGAACCTTCAAAACCTTACCGGTCCAAAACTTGACTCGCTTATTTTTGAGATGAAACGAGGATTTCGCAATTCCGATCAGAGCTAGGAGTCTATTGCATTCCCTGGCCGCACGAAGTTGAAGCTCCCTGCGGGCTCTCCAATCATCTTTCGTCGTTACCCTAACATTGTTGGCATCCCAAGCATCAATGTAGATACTCTTTGCAGTCTCGATAATGTCGTCGGTAACTTGTCTTTGGTATTCCGGAAGAAAAATTTTCTCGTTCTTCGTGATTCTGAGAGTGTAAGTTACTAAGTCCAACGCCTGCACGAATACTTCCAGTCTGCTTTCTCTTCTTTCTCCAACTGGTACTGACACGCTATGTTCCTCCTTTCTCTGAAATTATACCCGGCATCCGTGGGTGCCGGGATTTACTGATTGCTGATTAGCAGAAATCACAAGCCGGGGCGCAGCGACCGGCCCAGGACGCGGTGCCGCTGTGGACGTAGCCGCTAGAGTTCACGCACCACGCATTGTACGAATAGCCACGATAAGCCGAGCGCAAGCGGACGTACTGCGGTGAAGTGTGATTCTCAATCGCAAATGTACGAATCTGAGGGTATGTCTGATACTGCTTCATCTTCGTTGTCATGTTGGACGCTCTCTTCCAATAGTCCCATGTGGTGCCTTCGCCAGCGAGCTGAGGCTCAATAGACATCTGCTCCAACGCAGGCAGATAGATTTTGTCATACGTTGTTTCGAGCGGATCAACTGAGTTGCTGCTCGTAGCGTCTGTAATAGTATTGAGCGCTGTTACAACCTTTGTCGGTCTGAGGACTTCAAGGAAATCTGCGTCAAAACCTGTTAAGAAGCCGGCCTTTGCTGCAAGCTGATCCGGGCATCTGTCGTAATCATTCTGTGGAGTCCACCACTCGCCTACTCCCTTATCAGAGTTAAGCCACTGCCTCATTGCTGACTGGGACCATCTGTTGTAGCCGTATACTGTTCTCTGCAAGCAGTTGAGTTTTCCATCTCCTCCGAACTTTAAGACTCCGAGGCTTGTTCCGGAACTTCCTTCTGTTACCGAAACCGTCTCAATAGCGTCCACCGCCGTCTTACTGTTGTATGAATATACTTTCCAAGTAGAAGGTGCCTGATCCGGTGCGCCTCTGAATCCGGCAAGCTGACCGCCTGCTGGCACAGGCTTTGTGAGCGTAAACTGGTATTTTTTTCCGGCTACGCAATATCCTTTGTCACCCCATGTAGTGCCAATCTCAATATAGTACGTTCCTGCAGCAAGTCCTTCTGTCGCATAGAAAAACGCCTGGTACTGATTGAACTGCACCCCGAACGGTGTAGCATAGTGCCACTGTACGGTCATGCTCGGAAGTTCCTCACCATCCTGCAATGCTGATGTTCCAAAAGCTACAATATCAAGCGGTACATCGTATTTCCGCCCCGTTGCGATGTCCGTCCAAGGAACGATAATCTGATCGCCCACCTGGAACACTTTACTTGCCTGGCCTGCGCGCACAACATTAAGTACATCCTTAATGGATGTCGGCTTATAATTGATGCCGCTGGCAAGTGATGTTAAAATCTCATTCTGTAACTGCATCTGAGCTACAACCTGCTTTGCTGTTTCGTCCAGCACTACCGGTTTTGTTACTTTACTCATTCTTGTATGCCTCCTTATTCTTCAAATGTCTGACACAGAACACCATCCACGAGAGAAAAACCTTCATCATCCATTCTGTCTTTCAGATAATTGTCATTCTCAATCAGCTGTTTAGATGCTGCGTTGATGTTGTCTGCATGGTTCGTGTCCGTAACCTCAACATTCGGCACGGACTGAGAAAAATTTCTCGTTGTCGGTGTGTAATTCTTCACGTTTTGCCTCCTTCCTGGCCTAGAAGATGTCGTCAAGCACGTATGTCTGCTCTACATCATCATCCTTGCCCTTCCTGGTAAAGGTCTTGATGCACACAATGTCGCCGTTGGTGTCATACAGTCCGATTTCGCTGATCTCTTTTCCAGCAAGTTCACTCTCTGCAAGGGTACATTCGTATCTGCAGGTTGTGTCGTTCGGGAATGTGTAACCATCAATGGCTTTGCGGAACAATTCCTTATTGAGCCTAGACTGGGATTCCGCCGGTGCAATGACCGTGCCGGAACTGTTTACACCGCCCTCGCCAAACGCCATACCGATAATCTTTGGAAGCGTAATGGCTCCGGCACGTGCCTTAACCAGGTTCTCCCTGGCTTTCTTCGTGATCACCACGTTTTTGCTCTTTTCTGTACTCATTGGATATACTCCTTTCTATAGATTGAATTAAGGTTCTTCTTTCCGTCCAGCGTATTGCTGCCATCAAGAAACCAGTAATTCCTTGTTTTGGTAATGACCTGTGCCTCCACGTCCACATCTTCTCTTTCAATTCCCATGTGATGCGTAACTGCAGCTTCAAGTCGTTTATTGCCGCCTCTGTACTCCAACATAGCGTTGCCGTCGAGTAGCAACTTTCCGTCTAAATAGACAGTGTTCCAAAAATCAGCCTCAAACTCCGAACGGATTGCCGCCCTGGCATCCGAACTTGACCGTAAGCCGTATGTACTTATTACTTTCATTGAGTCTGCGACTTTGTTGTAGGCGCAGGCAACCATTGCAACGATTGCAACACCCAGTTGATAGCCTCGTGTAACATCGAGCCTGTGTGAGCCGTCCAAATCCCACGAACCGTCCAATAGGTACGTATTCCAAAAAATGATGTCCGAGGCGATCCGGATTGCTCCTGCCTTGACATCATTTTCTGTTTCCTGTTTTGCTCTGAATTTTACCTTCTGCAGGTCTGCGTCTGTCGGGGTTGTAAAACCACCGAGTATATACTTAAAACCAAGCATCAGATTGTATCTCATATACGGATAAAGAAGGCTGGAACCGTCCAGCAGTTTTCTTCCATCCAGCAGATCGCTATACCAAAACGACTCTGCGATATGGAAGATTACCTTTTTCAGATTCATCTCCTCTAAGTTCCGATTGTCTGATACGATCTCGGTTCGGTCATTCATTGTAAACATCGTGTGTGACTGTTTCAGCTCATTCAGCATGGCTCTCGCCCGCTTCGATGCAAGTGTTCCCTCACCCATGAAGTATGCCTTGAACACATTCGGGTGTGGTGCCACAAAACCATAGTCTCCAGGATCATTGATGTCTGCAATTCGTACATCAAATCCGGTAGCAGTTTTTAAGTACCCTTCCATCCGATACGGTGTCATTGGCGCCCGATAGTCTCTCTTCCGGTAAATCAGCTGTCGCCTCTCCTCGTATGGAAGATTTTCTCGCACCGGCAGTCCCCACTTAATCTCATGGTACATCAATCCCCAGGTGGCAGTTTCCGGAAATAGCTGGTTCAGAATATCCTCAGCTATTTCTCTTGCCGTGTCGTACTCCTGGCCCATAGCCTCGTACAACCACTTTCCAACATAGGAATTGTCGTAAAAGCCATCTGACACTGAGGCGATCATGTTCTTCGCGCTCTCGCTGACCGGGAAATTCTCTAAATCAAACTTTTCCACATTCACACCCCCTAACTAAAATTAAGGGTACCGGTGTCCGGGTACTCCTCGCTTTTCAGAGTGATGTTCTGCATTTTCCCATTCATTGTGAATGTTTCAAAGTCCTCGACTCCTGCGATTGCAGAAATCAACGGTCTTACGTCGTTGTACCTCAGAACTCCTTCGGTTTTCGCCTGTGCATAGACCGCTCTCACAGCTTCCGTAAAGTCTGCCTTAATTTGCTCGATGCCAGTTGTTTCATCGTAGCTGAGTCCTGTAATAACATAATTTACGGCAACCGTTGTGGCTGCCGCACAAGTCAGTTCTGCTGTTCCGGTAGGAAGCAATCTTGCCGACCTGTCGTTCGGAGAAACGATGTAGTTATACACATCCTGCACTAGCTTTTCATTGGCTGGTTTTCCGTTTCCGTCTACCAGCACCAGTTTCACCGTGCCAGGACCATTCCAAACAGGAATAACTATCGCATCTCCTGCTCCTGCCTGCTTCGCCCATCTCTTATAGTCCGTATCGTTCCCCAGGTAGGTCATGCTGTTGTCGTACTCTGCGGCGATCCTGTCGTAAAAATCATCGTCTGTCTCTCTTTCAGTACCGCCACGAATAGGCTCCGGATTGTTAATCTCGGTCACATTCTTATCGGGTACCATCATCAGCACGACCGTATTCGCCGCTACATTAGAACCTGTGCCTGCTTCAACCGCTGATACCGGTATAAGCACTGATCTTTCGCTTCCAACAACCGCATCCTCTGTGGTGGCATACTCAATCGACGGGCCGGTTTCGGTTGCCGCCGTACAGAATACCGTTCCGGATAAAATCTC